GTCGTCAACGAGCTGAACAAGCTGGGCCGCACGCATGGCTTCTACTGGTCAATTCAGGACGGCGCACTGGAATGCCTGAAGGGCGAGAAGGCGATCGATGAGGTGGTGGTGATCTCGCAGACAAGCGGCATGATCGGCGTCCCGGACATCACCGACAACGGTATCAAGGTGGACGTTCTCCTGAACCCGGAACTGCGTATCGGGCGCATCATCGAAGTGCGCTCGCAGACGCTTGACCTGAATGACGAGCAGGGCCGGTTTCGGATTTCGTCGCTCGATTTCACAGGCGACACTCACGCGAATGAGTTCTTCGCCCGCATCCATGGCGAGCGGATCGATGGTGGCGAGGTGCAGGAAGAATGACCGGCTACGTCAAGAGCAAGGCGCTGCGCGGGCGGCTGGACGATGCCATGGGGCAATACGCGCAGACCGAACGCGAGGCAATCTACACGGCCCTTCCGGGGCGTGTGGTGAGCTTCGACCCGGCCACACAGCGCGCCACCGTGAAACCGCTCTACAAGGCCAAGTTTAACGGCGAGGCAGTCGAGATGCCGGAGCTGGTCGAGGTGCCGGTGGTCATGCCGCGCGGCGGGGGCTTTGCCTTCACCTTCCCGATCAAGGCAGGTGACGGCGTGCAGCTCATGTTCCAGAGCCGCAACTCGGATCTCTGGTACAACGAAGGCGGTGAGCAAGAGGGCTTCACAGCCCGGATGCACGACCTNTCNGANGCGGTCGCGATGCCGGGGCTTGAGCCGTCGCCGCGCGCCTTGTCGGATTACAACGATGATAGCTTTGAGCTGCGCAGCGAAGACGGCACCACGAAAATCGAAATCACGGACGACGGCAAGATCGCATTCGAGAGCGATGGCGAAGAGCTGGTCAACATCCTCGAAGAATTCATGGCGGTGATGCAGAGCCACACGAACGAAGGCCTCGCCCATGATCAGGCAGGCGCCGTGGCCGCGCTGCGCGCGCGCCTCAATGCATTGAGGAGGGTCTGACATGCCGCAGCCGTTTGGCTTGGCACTTGATGCCGAGACGCATGACCTGTTCCTGCGATCCGACAATTCGCTGGCCGTGGCGCGCGACGGCGCGGCGATCGCGCAGCATGTCAAGCAGCGCATGAAGATGTTTCAGGGCGAGTGGTTCCTCGACACGACGGCGGGGCTGCCGTGGATACCGCAGCGCGGGCGGTTCGGCATTTTCGACCGGCCCTACCGCGCCGGACAATCCGAGGCGCTGATCAAGGCGGAAATCCTGGACACGCCGGGCGTGGTGGAGATCACCGAATTCGAGGCGCGCATCGATGCGTCGCGCCGGGCGCTCGTTATCGAGGCCGAAATCGTGACGATCTTCGATGACCGCATCCGCATCACGAGTGAGGTGGCCGAATGACCACATACGGCGTTGTCCCTGAAGGCTTCCGGCGCAAGCCCCTGTCGCAGATACTGGCAGAGGTCGAGGCGCAGCTGATCACCGAGTTCGGCCCGGACGTGATCCAGTCCGCGCAATCGCCGCTGGGCCAGATCAATGCGCTGTTCTCGAACCTCGTGGCGCAACAGTGGGAGTTCGGCGAGGACGTGTATCAGTCCTATGACCCGGATCAGGCTGAGGGCATCCGGCTCGATACGCTCGCCAAGATGCGCATCATTGCGCGGGCCGGCAATGAGAGCGATGAGGATTTCCGGCAGGCCATCACGAACGCAGGCCGGGCGCGCAATGACATTCAGGATCTGGCCCGCGCCATCCTTCAGGTGCCGGGCATCACGTATCTGCGCATCGCGATCAATGAAAGCCAGGAGACAGACAGCGCCGGCATCCCGCCGGGCGGCATCAGCGTTGCCGTGCTGGGCGGCGACAGCGAGGACATCGCAGCCGAGATGCGACGCTTCATTGTCCCCGGCATCACGACGATCGGCAACACCTATGTGACCACAGAGATCGATGGCTATTGCCGGACGTTCACGATCCTGCGCCCCATCCTGATCCCGGTCGAGATCTCGGTGAGCGTGCGCACGCGCGCGGACGCGCTGGGGTGCCCACCTGTGTCGCTGCTGGCCATCCGGGCGGGGCTGCAAGAGGCGCTGACCAACGGCTCCCGGCGCCTGCTCAACGGCGACGACGTGGACACGTACCGCGTCCGGTCGATCATCGAGAGCGTGTATCCCAATGTCGAGGTGGTGAGCGTCACGGCGCAGCGCAGTGAGGAATTGAGCACGGCACAGGCCGAGGTCGCGGATAGCCAAGCGGCGCGCATCGGCTTCATTGAGCTGGCGACGGTGGCCCTTGAAGACATCACGATCACGAGCGCGTCATGAGTGTGGATTGCCCGGAGCCCGGCGCGCTGGTGGCGCAGGAATTGCGCAGGATCGCGACGCAATATCGTGAGAGCCCAAAACTCATTCACCTGATCCGGACCTATCTCGGGCAGGTCGAGGAAGCCCTGCGCGTGACATGCGCTATCCCGTCATTTTTCGACATCGACACAGCGACGGGCGACCAACTCACCTTGATCGGCAAGCGCCTCGGGTGGCCACGATGCCATTGCGTCTGCACGGTCCAGCCGGTTTATGGCATCGCATGCGAGGGCGTGGTGAGCGAGTACACGCTCGTGGGGTTCTGCGAGGAAGGCATCTTCGTCAACTGCGGGCCGGGCGGCGTCTCGGAAATCTGCATCACGGATGACGAGATATACCGGGGTTTCCTGCGCGCGCGGCGGTATCAGTTCCTCGCGCTGTTCGATGTGGAAAGCCTCAACGCGGCACTGCGCGCGATCTGGGGAGACGACGCTTTCGTCGTGGACGGCGGCAATGGCCGCGTCGTGATGACGCCGGGGCGCGATCTGACAGACCTGGAGCGTGCCCTGCTCCCGCTCGTGCCGCGCGTTCTGCCTGTGGCGCCGGGCATCCGGCAGCGGTTTCACTTCACCGGCTTTCCGATCCTCGGCATTGGCGAGGGGTGGGGCGGCTTCTGCGAGCCGACTTTCCCCGATGGCGTCATCATCACCGACGAATTCGGCAACGCCATCACCGTGCCTGACGACAGCACCGGAGCCGGGACGGGCGACGAGGCTGCACTGATCACCGGACCGCTGACACAGGGCGCGCAAGTGCTCTGCGAGGTGGACGTTTTTCCCTACGATTGCCCTTGAGGTGAACCATGCCTGACTTCGATCCGCCTTTTGCGCAAAACGGCGAATTCCGCTTTCCCAATGCCAATGAGCAGTCGCTGGGCTGGCCTTGCGGCCCCATTGACCAGAATTTGCTCAACGGGCTTTTCCGCCTTCACAACGGCAACATCGGCAATGTGATTGCCGAAGCTGGTGTGACCGGGCCGGATGGCGACTTGACCAAGCTCCGGCGCGCAATCGAGGCACTGATCGCGGCGGCCACGGGCGGCGGGACGGTAGACGATTACATCCTGATGGCGCAGGCGCGCAATCGCCTGCCTATCTTCCCGGACGTGCAGAATGTTGATGGGCGGATCGGCGTGACGGCACCGAGCACAGGCACGGTTCGGCTCGCGGGAGGCGTCGAATTCCTTCATCGCGGCATCTTCCGGGTGACGACGACGCAAACTGATTTCGCGACTGACGCGAGCAAGACGTATCACCTGCGCTGGAACCCGGATGACGGTTTTGTGCTGCGCGATCTCGCTTCTGGCACATACAACCCGAGCACGCTTTCGGAAAGCAATGTCGCATTCGACAGCACCTTTGATGACATGCTGATTGCGCGCGTCGTAACGAATTCGAGCAATGTCGCAACGATCACGACGCTGGCAAATAAGAATGTTCTGACGGGTGAAGGCGAAATTATTGATCCGCGAGGATCGTTCAAGGGCAATTCTGATCCAAATGCTGGATTCGAAAACGGGGGTTCTCCTTCTTTAATATCGAATTTTGATCAGGTTTCATTGAACTGGGCGCGCAGGCCGCAGTCTTATCTCAGCGCCTTGAATGACGTTCTTCCCGGGGGCGGAGACAATTTAAAAGAATTCAGCGGGGGCGTCAGAACTCTCAGCCGCTATGCGCTTGCCGTCTGGGGGCAGGGGGACATTGACATCTGGGTTGCATGGGCAGCGAGGGCTTGATGATGGCTATTTCGACTAGAAGAATCGATGAACTCAACCCAACGACTATTCCACGGCGCGACCATGCATTCGCCGGGATGCGCATCGGCATCGCCAACAGAATCAGGATTGAGCAAATTCTTTCGCTGCTGGAGACGGAAGATATACCTGATGGTGCGGTGACGCTAGCAAAGCTGGCGGCTGATGCGCGCGCAGCATCCAACCTCACATTCGACGACACCGCCGCCTCCCTTGGCGAAACGAATGTGCAGGGGGCGATTGATGCTTTGGCCGCCCCCGCTCGTGTGGATGTGGCATCGGCGGCCACAACCAATATCGGGGCGGCGGATAGCCTTGATATTCGCATTACCGGCACGACGACGATAACGGCGTTCGACACCGTGGCGGAAGGCGTTCGGCGCAATGTGCTGTTCGCCGACGCGCTGACCCTCACACACAACGCAACGAGCCTGATCCTGCCGGGCGGTGACGACATCACCACGGCAGCGGGGGACGTGGCGCTGTTTCGATCGGAGGGCTCCGGAAACTGGCGCATGGTTCGGTATTCGCGCGCCGATGGTAGGCCGCTCGTCGGCGTTGACGGAACGACCACGATCACGCGCACGGGCGGGACAAACTCAACCGTTCTTGTTCGGGCGATTGCAAAGGCATGGGCTAATCTCAACGGTACAGGAACGATTGCACTAAGGGACTCGCTGAATGTAAGTTCTGTGGTGGATAATGAAATAGGAAATTACACATTCAATTTTACAAATAGTTTTGACGCTGCTGACTATAGTATAACTGTAAGCGCGAGGAGCGTTGGGTCTCTTAACTACAGCAATATACAAGCGAATATTGAACCGACAGCATCAAGTGCATCTACGGGGCACTTTGCCAGCACTACATCCAATATAGACCCCGTGATTGTTGCTGTTGATATGAACGGAGACCTTGCATGAACACTAACACTCACCTTTGGGATCGCCTCGCAGAAGCCCGTGAACGCCTTGATCCGGTGCAGTCGAAGTATCGTGTGGTGTTCGAAGACCCGAACGAGCCTGATGCCCCGGCGAAAATCCTCGTGCCTGATCCGAACTGGATGGCGGCAGCACTGGCCGGTGGGGTCTTGCCTCCAATTGATGCTTGTCTCGCAGACGCGGCCAAGGTCGCGCAGTGGGAGCAGGAGCACGGCACGCTCGAAGGTTTCGCATGGAACAAGGTTGGCGGGGCGTCGGATCCCTACGCCGAACCCATCGGCCCGATGACCGAGGAAGAGGCCATCGAGTACCTGATCCAGAAAGACATCCCGGAGCGGGTCTGGGCAACGGACACGAACCGTCCGCGCTTCGCCATCGTGCCGGTTGAGGCCATCCCGAACGACCGCACACACCGCATGGCGTGGCGGCTAAATGATTTCGAAAGGTCAGCAGCATGAACACGCAGATCAATATCAACGGCCAAGTCATCGAAGCGCCGTCAACTCTACCCGACCGCAAGTTCCGAGCAGCCTGGGTGCTCGACGGCAAGGGCGGCGTCACGCTCGATCCGGTCAAGCGCAACGAGATCGCCATGCGCTTGTTCGAGGAAGCCATCGAAGCGCATATCGAAGCGACTGCGCAAGCTGTTAGTCCGAACACCGGCCATCAGCGGTATAGCTCGGCGCAGTCCTGTGTGAGCTACATCAACAGCACAAAGCCCGCATGGAAAGCAGAGGCCGAGGCGTTCGTCGCATGGCGCGATGATATCTGGGAATACGCCTTTGCAGAGCTTGCCAAGGTGCAGGCAGGGGAGCGCGACGAGCCCACGATTGAGGCGTTCATTGCCGAATTGCCGGCGATCACTTGGCCCGTCTGACCTGACCCACAGCCTGAGCCTCGCGGCGCCCCGGCGCCCGATGGCGCACGCCTATGGAGGGCAAGTGCATGACCTTCTACGTCCTGACAGTGTTTTTCATGCTCGGCGGCGAA